CATTATGAGGCTCATATTTCTATTGACTCTATCGGTTCAGGCAAATCGAAATCGATTTCTTCGAAGCTATAGCGTTTCGCGGGTCCAATGGATTCAATGGTTCTAAGGTCTGACCCACTCTGCATGCCCTCTATTGCTTCGCCAATTCTTTGGCGCTTAGCTGCGCGATTAAAGTTGGAGAAAGGACTAATTGTGTCTGCGCCTAACCCAATCATCTCTGGGTCATACGATGAGGTGAGGCCTTCGTCATCGCCTGCGTCAGCGAGTGCGTCGGGGCCGTACAGCCCTTCAATTTCTCCGAACGCATGGTCCAGATGTTCGTCGTACGTTCTTTCGTTTTCGTCGACAAGCTCTTGCCCGCTCGAGATGAGGTCTAAAAAATGGTCAGATGTGCTCTCGTAATCCCTTCTTCCTTTTTCTTCTTCTATCAGTTCTTTTACCGTTGGCGCTTCGGGCTCTGTCTTTTCGCCTGGTGGCGGCTCGTAGCTACTACTACCCATTGGTATGACGTATTCTTCTGAGCCTTCGAAGTCAGGCAGTACTTGGATGCCCTCAGCAGTAATTGAGACTACTGAGCCTTGCGGAAGTTCGTCACCGACCCGTATTTTTCTTACGCCTTGATGAGGCCCCCGAGACCCATAGTTATAGGGAGTATCGATGTATGCCCATTGGTCCTCGATATTTTGGGCTGGGTTGATTGCGTTAATCCGATATGTGCTTGGCGCGTCTCGTGTTGCCTCTTTCCCAGCTTGAGGCACCGACTCACGAAGTTGCTGCATTTTTTCTTTCAGTGCCATCAGGGTTGACCTCTAATCGGGGCTCCCCCGCCAGCAGCGAGGGCTGCATCCGGTGGTTGGCCCTGGGCGTCGGCTGCGATAAGCGCTTCGAACAAAGCTGCTTCCTCTGGATTGAGGTTAGCGATTTCCTGTTCAATTTGAGCGTCTTGCTCTGTCACTTGTTGGGTCTCTTGTGCCTCCATAGCGGGCTTCCCTGCGGCTGCGCCGCCAAGCTTGGCTTGTGCCTCGGCTTCCATCTGAGCTTGCTGTTGCTGGGCAGCCTCTTGCTTCATTGCTTCGAGTTCTGCTTCGGGGATAACAATGCGTCTTGATAGACCCATGCCCGAAACGATTTCTTCGGTAAGTCTCCGAATGTCTACGTTTTCGTTCTGGACGAGGAACGGGATCATTTGGATGAGGCTTTCGATCATCACGCTGGGGTTCTTTCTGATGGGGTTGTAGGACACCATCTCAAAATCCATGTCAACGTCACGAAGGTCTTTGTGGCTTAGCTCTGCCCAACGTTTGTCACCTGCAATACGAATGAGTCGAGGCTTACGCATGTATTTCTTACACAGGTAAAAGGCCTTTCGCGCCACATCTTCGATAGCGTCATTGAGGTGACCTTCTCGGGTTGCGAGTCGTGTCCGCATTTGAGCGTCGATGATTGCCATCTCTGTTGCGGTTCGCGCACCGACGACCTGCCCTCGGGCGGCTTCGGCAAGCGCTGAGATGAAAGCAGCGTCTTCTTCTTGCCGCGCAATGAATTCCTTCACGCCCGTGGGGGAGTCAGGAATGGGCATTTCGTAGAACAATGTAGCCAGCGTACGCAGAGTTTCGCTGTTGGAGGGGTTGATTCCGATGAAGGAGCCCGCACTGGCTTCTACAGCCTTGTTCAAGTCTTCTTCGGTGATTCGACCGGAATCGTAGAGGATCCTCGGGATCTGCAGGTAGGTGATTTGCTTCATATGCGTCAGCAAATCGTTGATGGTTTCCTGCTGCTTCAGGACCAGTTGAACCTCACTCAGGCCGCAACAGTCAACACCGGACTGGTTGAGGCTGAACATGGAGTATGGGATGTAGTCGATCTTATCTTCGAACACGACGGCATCAGCTTGTTTGACGTAGTGCTGAATCTTTCCAGTTTCCCGATCGTAGAATTCGTAGATCGTGACCCACTGAAAGGCGTCACGTAGCTGCTGTGTATCGCTACTTTGGTTCTGGTCTTGCAGCCATTTTGGGTAGCGGTCGGGTTGAACATCTTCGACGAGGTCTGCTTTATAGAGGCCTGTACGCACCCGGTTTTTGAATTCTTCGAATGAGATAACTGTGGCTTCGATCCAGTAACGAATGTCATCTTGGTCTCGAACCGTGAGGTCGAAAAAGACGGAAGACGGGTTTACTGCCCGCACAATGGGCATATCTCGCTCAGCGTCCCACCCGGTTTTGAAGATTCCGCGTTTACAGAGAACCGCGTCAATGAGGGCTGTAGCCGCTTTGCGCCGAAACTTATTTGAACTGTATATGTATTCAAGTAAGCCGCTAACGGATGTTGCCGATGCTTGTGATTGCGGTGTTCTCGCTACGGCGGCGACGGAGGGATTGGGTCCAAGCAGTGCGCTGACTGCGGTATCGGCGATTGCATAGATCAAGTTCTTTGAGCAGAGATACGAATCAACTCGTGTGCTGCCAAGGTCACTATCGGAACTTGTGAAGAAGTCTCCACGGTAGAACCGACGTGCCTTGTCGAACGAAGTTTTTTCGGATCTCTTGTAATGCTCGAGATGCCGATCAATCAGCTTTGAGAGCTTAGACGCCATAACTTAGCTCCCGGACTTTTCAGTCTCATCTTCTTCTGTGTCGCCTTCGTCTTCGTCTTTGGGCTTGGGCTTGGGCGTGGGCTTGCCAGTCCCTGTCGTTATCGGCGGCCCTATATTCTTACCGGCACTTGGGACCCTGGGGGCTTCCTTTGAGGCACTCGTGATCTTTTTTCGGTTCTTCTTGTCGAGCACGGTTGCGGCGACCTTTTTTGCCTGTAATTCTTTGGGTCCGAATAGGGGTCCGTTAAACGTGGACATGATTAGCTCCAACTAAGTGATGCGGGTTTAAATGGTGAGATTGATTGTTGCTTTTTATTGCGACGATGATCGTCAAGCTGCCTGATTGTAACTTGTCCAGCCGAGTATGTGTTCGGTTCTTCTTCTGGTGGTGCGTGGAATCTTCTTTTTGTAAGTATATCTGCAGCCATAACGGCTGTTCTGGCGCGGTCAAAGTGATGGAGGATTCCGTCTTCGCCCTTTACTCGCTTCTTTGTGCTGCCGTCATAGTTCAAAAGTTGGTGTAACGTGCCGCGACTTTGAATTCTTAGGTCACCTTGTCGGAGCATTTGGATCAATCGAGCTTCGGATTCGCGGATTCTCTTTTGTGTGGCGTACCAACCAGGGTGATTTCGATCGGTCCACAGAAGGTTTCGCGTGCCTTGATCTTTGAGGATAGCGATACACGCCGTTGCGTTGGACTCTACTGCCAAGAGGGCGTTGTTGTAACGACGTTGAATGGTTTGTAGCCGTTGAGCGAAGCGATCGGGCGTTTCTCGATCTTCCCAGAACGCGATCTCTTTCCAGTCAACGGCATCCCAAACGGTCAACGCAGACTTGTCACCCGTACTACCGAATCCGGCGGGGTCAGCCGTGATCAGGTACTGTCGCCCTGGTTGAGGATCTTCAAACTCGTGGCATCCTGATAGGCTCAGTAGCGGATCGGCCTTTGCTTTTGCCAGCCACGGCTTGAGCACATCTACGGGCATCACGGGGTTTGTGGTTCCCAGCCACCCATCGTAAGAGTCTGACGGGTACTTACACGAAAACAGACGTGTGTCTCCGACGAACTCTGTGTTTAGTCCTTTGCGCCGGAATGCCAGGTTGCGCATCCCCATCCCTGGATGGCGCTTTAAGTACTCAAGCTCTAGCGTCGTCGGCTCGAATCCGTCAGCCAATTCTCGGCAGCTATCGTCTTCCCACCACTCGAGAAACAGCGGATGGAATCTACTGGTGCCTTCCAGCGCTGAGCGCCACATTCGCTCATGGTGCGACCCTGCGCGTCCTGGCGTCGACTCAAGTATGACCTTCGCGTTGGGGCGTTTGTTTACGGTGGGGAAAATGTTGATCGCTGCTTTCCGCTGCCACTGCGCCTCACCGAACTCAGTGATGACCAGGCGGTCGATTGAACGCCCAATCGCTGGCGATCTACCACCAGCAGTGAGGACCTTGATGCCGCCGCCGTGTATGAATTGCATTTGTGTGGCGCCAGCCTTTTTACCTGGCGTGAGCGGCATTCGAACGTCCTCGGGGAGTCTGTTGTATGCAAATAGTATGCGTTCAAAGATGTCTTCTGCCGTGTCCTGACGTTCTGCAATAAGCAGTCCCTTGACGCCGCTGAGGTACATGCAGTCACGGAGCAGCAGCATGACCGAAATGGTTGTGATTTTGGCCTGACGAAACTTGTTCACCATGAGCCAGTTATTCTCATCGTAGGCTTTTAATAGTTTCTTTTGCGTATGCGTAGGCTCCATGTAGCCTGTAGACTCGTCTTCTCGGACAATCTGACACATTGAGACAAACGCATCGGGTGTCGCGAATAGTGCCCTAATTTTACCTTGGTGTAGTCCCGGAGCATCGGCGAAATCCGCACCTGACGTTTGCGCGGTTTTTTTCTTCTTTGTGTTAGCCATACGGTAAGCCTATCACGTAAATACTTTTTCGCCGAAAAGACGATCACATCAAACCTTACAACAAATAATCGCTAAAGCCCTATAAAGATTAGTAATTAGTTACTTGCACTTTACGCGTTGATAATGTAAACAAGAAATACGCACCCAATTCGCGGTCAGGTAGCTCAATTGAGTCTGACTAAACGCACCGGGCAGGCGTGACCAAGGTTTAATTCTTCAAATATTTTCTGTGAGAACAAAATGTCCATCAGTACTGAACTGTTGAACACTACGTTTGCGGATCTCCGTGGACCTCTAGTGAATTCGTTTGTTCGTAGCAATGAACTGTTCGAAGCACTTAACTCGAAAGCACGCATGCCCATGGAAGGCGGAACGAAGATTGAACGTTCCTTCTCTGGTGGCGCTCCTGCTCGCGGTGTTGGTGTCTACGTCGGTGATGAGCTACTGAACATGACCCGTCGTCAACAAATCCGAAAGTTTGCAGTTGAGCCACACCGTATGGTTATGGCAATCAACATTCCCAAGCGAGAGCTTGCGCAAAACTCCGGTAAGTTGGCAATTATCCGTCTAATCGAGGAATACCCTCAGACTTCCATGGAAGCTGCCAAAGCTGACATGAACAAGTACCTGCTTACTGGTGTAAGTCGGGGTCTTGCTTTCCAGACGTCTGAACTTAAGGGTCTTTTGACGCTTAATGGTATTAAGTCTGACAGTATTGGAACTGGCGTAACTGACGGTCTTCTTGACTTTGAAGCTATCGCGTCTCAGACCGATACCGTTCAAGGTGTGGCCAAGAGCAGCAGCTACTTCCACTACAACCAATACAACGATATTTCGTCTTGGTCAGCAGATGGGATTACTCAGCTTCGTAAGACGTACCGCCAGTGCTCTCACTACGCTGGTGGAATTGGTAAGGGTCCCGACATGGTTTTCATGGACGACGACACTTACACCAACTTCGAAGATGCGCGTCGTGATAACGTTCGCGTAACCCTTGTTGATGACAAGATTGACAAGAGCAACACCCTGGGTCTTAACCTTGGTCTTGCTTCTGTTACCTCGTCTATTGACCTGGACCGCAGCGACTTTAGTGGCGTTGCTCTTGACGGTGTCACTTACATGCTCAACACGGACTTTATCGAGTTCCCAATGCTTGAAGCCCCGAATGTATCGGAGTTCAAGGAACGGGTTGGCGATCAAGACGTGGTGACCGCAATCTTTGCAATGCAAGGCAACCTGATCTGCACCAAATTGGTGGCGCAGGGCTGTGTGTCTGGCGGCGCGGTATAAGGGAGGTACATCATGGCTGGAAATCAATTTACAAGTGGTGGCGATGTTGCAGATAGTGTTCTTGCGCAAGCTAGTTTTTCTTCGACGTACACAACCGAACAATATCCATTGGGTACGGTTCGTGTGCAGTTGGCGGACGAAGTAGCTTCGGGCGTAACGGGCACTATTGACGCAGGTACCGGTAACTCTGGTGTTGACCGTGACCTTAACTTTGCTCTGCTTGCGGGTGACCGCGAGTGG